TCTTATTGCGGGGCGGTTGACATCAGCGACCCTCCGTGATATGATGGAGGAGAGTATCAGTGAATCGACAGTGTTTATGCGCGGTTCGTTGTTATCGTCGGCGGGCGTGATATAAAAATAGCTAACTACCCTAACCTACAGAGGTGACAGATCGACCTCGATATATAATGCGAAAGTCGAATTCATTTTGGAAAAAAAATTCCCGGAGGTAAAAAACCAATGGAAAAGGTTTATCACATTTATGCAAAGGAAGAGTGTATATACACCAATCTTAGTACGGACGAATTTAATCATACATGGGAAACCCTCAAGGGAATGGTTGGTCTAATGAAGACTGATTATGAACTTGAGGATTTATCATATGAGGAGTGCAATCGCCCCCTTGGATATGGTGGTACGGATACTACGGCAGAACCACTAGGCGAAGATAGTTATTGACAGTCTACATACTACACGTTATAATTGGAATGAAGGTTAATTCAAACTATGGCTAAAGGATTCACAGTAAAGGCAAGTGCGCCCAAGAAGGATAAAGGACCTGAATGGGACATTGCAGCAATTAAGCAACGAATGAAAGGTAAGACGATTGTATTTTGTCTACCTGGACGTGGATGTTCTTTTACATTCCTGAAGAATTTTGTACAACTGTGCTTTGATATGGTACAGAATGGAATGAGTATTCAGATCAGTCAAGACTACTCATCTATGGTTAACTTTGCACGTTGTAAGTGTTTAGGAGCAAATGTACTTCGTGGACCTAAGCAAGTACCTTGGGATGGTAAGTTAGAGTATGATTATCAACTGTGGATTGATAGTGATATTGTATTCAACACAGAGAAGTTCTGGCAGTTGTGTGATATGGCCATTGATGCAGAAGGTAAGGAGAAAGAGATTGTTGCAGGATGGTATGCAACAGAGGATGGACAGACTACATCTGTTGCACATTGGTTAGAGGAAGATGAGTTCCGTAATAATGGTGGAGTAATGAACCACGAAACATGTGAATCTATCAGTAAGCGGCGTAAGCCTTTCACTGTAGACTACACAGGTTTTGGATGGGTGCTCATTAAGAAGGGTGTATTTGAGAATCTTGAGTATCCTTGGTTTGCTCCTAAGATGCAAGTCTTTGAGAGTGGTAATGTACAGGACATGTGTGGAGAGGATGTCTCATTCTGTCTTGATGCAAAGGAAGAAGGTTTTGAAATCTGGTGTGACCCTCGTATCAGAGTTGGTCACGAAAAAACTCGCGTTATTTGAGGTACTGAACTATGATGATGAAAGGTGGCACTTATATTAAGGGGAAACCCAAAAAAACTCGCCAAGGAAACTCGCAGTATACATTAAGATCCGCGACTTCTCGTAATAAAGCAAAAAAGAAGTATCGCGGACAAGGTAAATAAGTAAAGCAATGTTAACTTATCATGGCAGCACTTATTTGCAACCTCCCCTCGGTTGAGGTATGGGTAAGAAAAGAATATCTCACTGATCATCAATTTGGTCATGGTGAATTTGTTAAGGGCGTTTGGGTATCGGCTAAGTCGATTCCTGGACGCGCTTTTTATTTTGAGACCTATTTACCTGAATATGCGGCAATGTATGATAAATTGCCGATTAGTGCATTTGTAAGCGAACCTGAAACACCAAATCCTGATATGGATTTACCTAATTTACAGTTTTGGAACTGTATGGACTATGGTGTGGTATCAGTTACGAAGCAATTCATTGGTTCAATGGATTATGAACTGTATACTCGCGACTTTGGTATACAAAAAGGTACTTATGTTTGTACATTAGACAATTATCATCAAGATCCTGATGTAGTTGACTATGCAACAAGTGAAAATCCAGCAGAACATAAGTCTCATAACCTTATTGAATTGAATAATGGACAGTATGCACTGTATCCAAACAATAGAATGCGGATTTTTGATAATAGTTTGACACCTGAAGAACCAAAAATGCCTGATTTTAAGGTTTCAACAGAGTATTATAGTGTTGAAAATGGTTTTGAGCGTCTTGGAATGGGTCGTGAGGACGAATATTTCTGGAAAACAGCAAAAGAACGCAAAAATGAAGAAGAAAAACCAGAAGATATGTACAAATCACAAGAAGGGCGGCATTTAGACCCTCAATAAATAGCAAAAAAGGAACAATATGAGCAACGAACACGATTTTTTGGATAATTTAGCAAATCATCAACATCAAAAGATGTTGCGTGAGATTTCAAATGATGATTTGACACCAAAAAAGAGAAAACTTCACCAAGAAGGTGAGATTTTCTCTAGTGAGAGTGATCCTGAACCACTTTACGAATAAAGAATTGAGAAAATCCTTGATAAATAATACATAATTGCCGTATTGTTGTGCCCTTAGAAAGGATAAGTCAAGGATTTAAAGATATTAGTATGTCTTTTCAGACTAATCCTCTGACAAGTGATCTGATTGCGATGAAAAATGAAAATGCAATCGCAAGATCAGTAAAAAATATCGTATTTACGAATCCTGGAGAGAAATTTTTCAATCCAAGATTCGGATCTCGTATTACTGAATCACTTTTTGAAAATGCGGATGATTTAACTGCGATTGAAATTCAAAAGCAAATTGAAGAATCTATTAATAGGTATGAACCTAGAGTTAGATTACAATCTGTAGAAGCATTTGCAGATATTGATGGTAATGCATTTGAAGTTGTCATTACATATGACATTATAGGAGCTGATATTCCAACACAACAATTAGAATTCGTATTGCAACCAACAAGGTAAAATGTCACTAGTAAATTTTACAAATTTAGACTTTGAGGACGTTAAAACTACTCTCAAAGAATATTTAAAGTCAAATTCCAATTTTACGGACTATGACTTTGAAGGTTCTAACTTGTCAACCATTTTAGATGTATTAGCATACAATACGTACATTACTTCGTATAATGCTAACATGGTAGCAAACGAAGTTTTCATTGATACGGCAACTTTAAGAGAAAATGTAGTTGCATTAGCAAGAAATATTGGATATACCCCTAGATCAAGAAAAGCAGCAACATCTGCAATATCATTTATTGTTGACACAACTAACATAACACCTAAACCAGCGTCTGTAACCCTCCGTAAAGGCACTGTAGCGGCATCTAAGGGCACCTTCGGTGGATCTAGTGGGTCCTTCTGTGTTTTAGACGATATAACCGTTCCTGTGGTCAATGGGATTGCTGCTTTTAATGAAATTCCCATCTATGAAGGAACTGTTGTAGTGAAGAACTTCACTTATAGTTCCAGAAATCCTCAACAGAAGTTTATTTTACCAAATGTGGGGATTGACACTGATTTAATTAGAGTTGGTGTTAAGAATAATGCATCTTCAACGGCAACAGTGAAGTATGCCTTACAGGATAACTTATTCTATGTTGGTTCAGACTCAAAAATCTTCTTCTTACAAGAAGTAGCAGATGAAAGATATGAAATATTCTTCGGAGATGGAGTTTTTGGCAAAAAACTTGATGATCAAAACTATATTACGACCACTTACTTAGTAACTAATGGAGATTCTGGAAATGGATTCTCCCAATTTGCATTTAACGGCAGATTGACTTATGTAAGAGATGGAAATGAATATACAGTCACAAGTGGCATATCACTCTTAACTCCAGAGTACACTTCTAGAGGTGGAACCTCTATTGAAGAGGTTGAGTCCGTTAGAAAGTATGCGCCAAAGATTTATTCAACCCAAAATCGTGCAGTAACTGCAGATGATTATGAAACATTGATTCCTGCAAAGATATATCCAGATACAGAGTCTATTTCTGTGTTTGGTGGAGAAGAATTAGTTCCTCCACAATATGGAAAAGTCTTTATCAGCATTAAACCTAGATTTGGCGACTTCCTTCCAAATTTAATCAAAGATAATATCAAATTAAAATTAAAGAAGTATGCGGTAGCAGGTGTTGTACCTGAAATCTTAGATCTTAAATACCTTTTCCTTGAAGTAAGTTCTAGAGTTTATTATAACACAAACTTAGCACCATCAGCAGCAGATGTTTCATCAGTAGTTTCTAATAATGCTGCTAAGTATGCTGATTCTACTGAATTAAATAAGTATGGTGCTAGATTTAAATATAGTAAGTTCTTGAAAGTAATTGATGATAGTCATGAAGCAGTAACGTCAAACATTACTGTTGTAAAGATGAGAAGAGATTTGAGAATTGTACCTAATACTATTGCAGAATATCAAATTGGATTTGGTAATCAATTCCATATTGCAAATACTAATGGATATAATATAAAGTCTACTGGATTTAGAGTTTTTGGAATTCCTGAAACTGTTTACATTGGTGATATACCAAGTTCAAATAGACAAACAGGATCTCTATTTTTCTTTACCGTTCCTAATGTAGGATCTCAAAATCCAACCATTTTACGTTCTAATGTAGGAACTATTGATTATGTAAATGGTATTATAACCATTAATGCAATCAATGTTCTTGCAGGAATAGAAAAGGACGATGGTCAGCAAGTTATAGAAATTCAAGCAACACCACTATCAAATGATGTTGTCGGATTACAGGACCTTTATTTGCAACTAGATACTAGTAATAGTACGTTTGAAATGGTATCAGACGAAATCGCATCAGGACTAGATCCATCAGCATCAAATTATATTGTTTCTTCTTCATATGCAGAAGGCAATTTAGTTCGTGTTGGTGCTCCCGAGGGTGTTGCAACTACTGTAGCAAACACCACGGTATCTACAACCACTTCTACTAATAGTTCTTTTGCTGGTGCAACTTCAGGATCTTCAGGATCTTCTGGTGGTTCATCAACTCCTTCTGGTTCAGGCAGCGGTTACTAATTTAGAGATATAGAAAAAATGGCAGAAACAAGAATCAAATTCAGCAGCATCGTCAAGAACCAGCTCCCAACTTATGTTGAGAATGAGTTCCCTCTTATCTCCGAATTTTTAAAACAGTATTATATTGGTCAAGAGTATAAAAGTGGTCCTATTGATCTAATTCAAAATATTGATCAATACATAAAGGTTGATGAACAGACCTCATTAAACCATTTTGTAGTTCTGAATGGTGATATTGATGAATTTGCAACAACAATAAATGTAGATCTTTCAGAATCTCCAGACGGAACAAATCATTTTCCAGATTCCTATGGTCTTCTGAAAATAGGCGATGAAGTAATAACTTATACTGGAAAAACTGCGTCCTCCTTTACTGGATGCATCAGAGGGTTTGTTGGAGTAACATCGTATAAGTCAGATTCCGTTCCAGGGGAACTTGTCTTTAATTCTACAACATCTGCTGAACACAAAAATGGCGCAACCATTGAAAATTTAAGTTGCCTTTTCTTAAAAGAATTTTTAAACAAAACTAAAATTCAGTTTTTACCTGGTTTATCCGATAGACCTTTATCATCAGATGTAAATCAAAATGTCTTTATAAAGCAGGCAAAAGATTTCTATACAAGTAAAGGAACAGACGAATCATATAAAATTTTATTCAAAGCTCTCTATGGAGTTAATGTTGAAGTAACAAAACCTAGAGATTATCTCTTTACACCTTCAAATGCTAGAAATTTAGTAACTTCTAATTTTTTAGTTGAATCGATTAATGGCGATCCCTCTGATTTAGAAAGTAGAACTATATTCCAAGGTGATAATGATGAAACTTACACTTCAATATATGATGTTGAAAGAGTAAATGCAGGAATTGGAAAAACTTTCTATAAACTCTCCTTTGATGGTGGATATAATAGAGACTCTAGAGCTCTAGGATCAACCATAGGAACATTTAAGGTAGCTCCAAAAACTCACATAATCGGAAATGTTTCTTCTGGTTCTACTACTATTGATGTAGACTCTACAATTGGATTTCCAAACTCTGGAGAAATCTATGTAGATTATCCAAATGCAATTACAAATACAACGGGTATTGTTTCTTATACGTCCAAAACAATAACACAATTTTTGGGTTGTAGCAACATTACAGACACTTTAGTTGATGGTGATACGTTAAGTACAGAGAATTTTGCTACAGTTAAACCCTCTGAAGTTGTAGATCCTATTGAAGTTCGTCTTACCCCTGTTCTGTCTGGTTTTTCAAAGCAAGATGGCATATTTGATTATAA